AATTCTAACTTTTTACAAATAGTTGCAAATTCTTCTGCAATAGTCGTTTTAATATTTTCAGATACATCTAATTTTTCTAAATGTATTTGTACTGCGTCTTTATATGGATCTAATACAACTGCTTCATTAACCACATCATCAATAGCAAGTTCTGCTTCTGGGTTTTGTGCAGTATTTCTGTATTGTCCAATTAAATCTTTCTGGTTTTTGAAAGATATATCAAAATTAGTGGAGAAGGCATTAATACCTCCTCCGTTGATAACAGTGGAACCGTCATTTAAATCCGGCGGTACAAAAGAGTTTGTCCCCTTTTCAATTACCGCCGAACCTAACTGTTTTTCGATCTTATAACCAAATAATTCCATAACTTACCTTAACTGTATAATATTGTAATAATATTTATAACAGTTTATAGATTAGTTGTTACCACTATTATCGTGAGTAATAGAGAAAGTAACAGTGTACTCTTGAACAGCATCAGTAGTTTCCCAAGAAAGGTCAATAGCACCAATCTCTGAAGGCCAACCGTAAAGGTCAACTTCTGAATCTAGCAAGTCACCTAATGCTCTATCTTTAGGTGTAACTGTTAAAGTCCTATGATGATCATCAGGTGTGTTGCCATCACTACCAAAAGAATGGAAACCTTGGATCTCTGATTGCCACTCTAATAACTGGTGTCTGATTGACATTCTCTCGTCGTTGATAATAGTAACAGTCCAGTCTTGGAACGTTCTGTCGCCAGGAACTTTTAATTTACGGTTCTGATATGGAACTTCAACAATACCAACAGAAGTTGCTGGTAAAGAAGCGGCTTTACATACAAACGTTTGATCCTGACCTGCTAACCCAATAGATACTTCAAACAGATTAGGGCGTGCATAGTTAGAAGAACCACTTTGGAGTTGTGAACTAAAGTTATCGTAATTCATTTCAATTCTCCTATATTATACCTGACCGATAACTTCAGAGAAGTCAACGCCAGTTTTAGTTGCAACAAAATTCAACGTAATGTAGTTAATTGATTTTGATGGTTTAATGAACATACTTGCAACAAACTGGTTACCATCGATAACTTCAGGAGTGTTGTTAGTTTCGTCACATTGAACATAAAAGTCGTACATACCTTGTTTACCCTTAATTCCTGCAAGGAATGGGTTTACCATATTTACGAAGTTTCTACGAGTGTACTTGTTATTAAACTCAAACAAGAAATACTTAGCAGAAATTGCAATTGCTTTCTCAAGTACAATAAACAATCTACGAACATTGATTCTATCAAATGCAGAAGGTTTTGTAAGTAAAGTTCTATCACCCCAAAGTACAGTACCTTGGCCTGGGAAAGAAACAATTGGGTTAATACCATTCGGAAGCATATACAATTGGTCACGATGAGCAGTAGATGGGTTGTATGCCAACTTAACTACACCTTTAATTTGACCACGGTTTAGACCAGCAGGTGACCACCAAGCGTCACGATTTGCATCAGTGTATGCAAGTAGACCTGCAGTATCACCACTAAAGCCAATCCAACGATAAGTATCATTATACTTGTCATATGTGTACTTGTAGTTTGCGTCTAAAGAACCGTAAGATGAAGCAACGTTAAACGATGTATCTTTACGTGAAGCAATAACGTTTGCAACAGCATTAGATGCTCCACCAACATTTACTACGTCTTCTTTAGCAGGCGAAAGCATCGCCATACAATCTTTACGTTGTTCTGCAACTTGTTCAACCATATACTTTTCAACAGCATAACATACTGCTTTAGGTTCATTAGAAACACCACCAGCAATTAAGATAGAAACGTTTATATCATCAGCATTAGATAACTCGTCCCAACCTAATTTGTAGTCGTCTTCACCAACACCAGTATCAACACCATCAGCAAAAACAACACTATTTACACCATTAGTGATGTTGCTACTAACTGCTAAAATTAACTTTGATGTATCGTTAATAACCTTTTCAACGAAAATATTATTTCCGTCTGCATTCACATTACCATCAGTTAAAGAAACGATATGTGCTTCTGCAACTTCACCATCAACTAAAACAGCAATTGCCATTTCATCATTTGATGAACTAGGTGATACATCAAATGCACCAGCATATGACCAAGTGGCATAACCAGTTTCGTCTGATGTTTCAACTGTAATTGAGTTACCATATTCGCCTGGGTAACGTGCATAAAAATCTTCTGTTAATGTACCTGAATCCATTTGTGTTTCAAAATCTTCAGAATTCTTAATCAAAACACCTGTTCCAGATGCGTTAGCATTTGTAGCAGTAGCATCAACTACACGTACAACTTGTAGTGAATTTGCATAAGATAAGAAAGCCGCAGAAGTTAAAAACGCTGGGTATGAAGTTGCATCTGGTTTACCAAAGGTACTAATTAGATTGCTCTCTGAAACCACTAAAGTTGCATCAAAGCAAGGGCCCCAAGTGAAACGACCAACTGTAGCACCAAGGCTAGTAGCAACTGCAGGGATAGACGTACTCAAATCGATTTCTTTCGTTTGAACGCCTGGACTTAATTGAAATCCCATTGTCATTCTCCTATATTAAATAAAATAAATTTGTCGAAACATTATTATTTCGATACTATTATTTATAAAATAGGAGTTTTTAAAACAATATGTTACCAAACTCTTCTTGTGTTGTCCATACCTCACCCCCCTCTACAAGAACTTCTTCAGTACCTCCGTCATCTATAAAACCAAATGGTGCTAAATCTTGTTCGATTTGATTAATTTTAGTTTGATATAAACGAACACGTAGTTCCATATCAGTCAATTCTTTGAATTCTGGTTGAGTAGATAACCACCCAAACATAACAAGACCCATTACCATATCATCGTGTCCATTACCTTCTGCGGCCCAAGACTTTCCTTTAACAATAAACATTGATAATTCTGAAATTGTACTCATATCATTAATAATCAATTTATCTTGCTCGATTAAATCCTTCAAATTAGAACAACCAATTGCTTTAACCCTACTTGTCATTTTACGACCAAGTTTATTATGAACACCAGATTCATTAATAGTATTATCATATTCTAAATCATAATGAAGAATATTGGCAACTTCAGCGCCAGGACCATTTGATTCAATAATAACAGTAGCATTATTATAAGCCTCTGCAGTAGTCATAATATAATGTGGAAATAATAATGGTGAAATTTCGTTTGACCTATAAGTGGCAACTTGTTTAAATGGTAATTTAGAAACATCAATAATATTCATTGTTGAATAGTCTTGACCCCTACCTTCAGCAACATCAATAGCAATTACATAAGAGTTACCTTCAACAGTTTCTTCATAAACTTTTAATTCATCTTTCGTATAGATAGGATCTTTCATCACCAAAGAATGTAATTTAGCAGGAGCAATTAACGTACCTGCAGAACCTAAGAATTCACATTCAAATTCTTGTTTAAATTGTTCTTCAGACGTGTTTTGAATTGTTTCTTCCCTCCATTTATCATCACGGCCAGGAACGTCCCAGTAATTAATTTCAAATGCTTTGTATGTGTTTCTTTTTTCAACAGCGTCCATCCACATTTTATAGAAATGGTTCATACCATTAGGTGTTGATACAATGATTACTTTAGAATCTTTACCTGAAGAAATTGTAGGATATACTGAACGGAAGAAATCTTCTGCCATACTTTGTTGTACGAACGCAAACTCATCAAGGAAAATCAAGTTAAATGAATAACCACGAATTGAACTGGATGATGTAGAACCGGCCATAATTCTAGAACCGTTTTCAAGTTCAATAGAACCTTTGTTCCATTCCATCACACCTTGCTGTAACCACATCGGCAATTTTTCATATGCCATTTGAAGGCGTCCAAGCAATTCACGTGACGTTGCTGATTTATTTGCAAGAATAGCAATATTCTTTTGGTCATTGAAAAGAACATAATGAAGCATAAACGCAAGTGATGTTTGCGATTTACCCGACTGACGTGGACACTTAACAATTGTGAAACGTGATTCGTAAAGTGTATTAATAAGTTTTTCTTGGAACGGATACAATTCAAATTTCATCAAACCTTTATCAAGGTTTACAATATGAATGTAGTTCTTTACAAAGTAAATAGGGTCGTCCCTACACTTCACATATTCTTTGATTTGTTCTTCGGTGTAGTCAATATCGACGTTTTGACGTTTAAGGTTTGGATTACCGAGATATATTGTCTTTGCCATAATATAAATTAACCTTTATTTTAGTTACCTATCTAAAATATCATTACAAATAACTTCACGTTCTTCGTCAGTATATGACTCCCATTTTTGTAATTCTTCAATAGATAGTTTGCATATTTCACAACCAGTAAAATCATTATTCATTTTGTGGTTATTTGGGTTTGGACAAGGGGACATTGCGACGCATTGACTAATAAATTTTGCTTTTTGGTTTTCATTCATTATATTTATCCTCTAATACATCTAATCTTTTATTTACTTTCTTCCATCTTGACATATCACCTGCTTCGTGTTTCAATATTTCTTGTCTAGCAAAGTTCCTCACTTTTTCTGGCATTTCTTTTCTTTCTTGTACAAATGATAATATCTTATCTTGATTGTCGTGTATTGTTTTGACTTCTTTTATAACGTCCATAATATTCATAGCAATGAACATTGTACCTGCGATACCAACAACCATACCTAATGATTGTAATCGTGTTTCTCGTCTATGTTTATATAATACTTCGTTTTTAATTTGTTGGTTTAAATTTGTCATTTTATATCTTTGCCCTTTAACATTGCTTGTAAATCGGCAGTCGAACCAACATATAGATTATTATGAGTGGTCGTATTACCGCTTGGTTTTTCCCCTTTCATAATCTGTAATTCTTTCTGTATTTTCATCAACTCCATAGTTGAATCTGTTACTGTCTTTATTAATCCACCAGCAACTTCGTATGCTCTTGGATGTTCCATTTCTTTTGCTAACTTAACAATACCTTCTAGTGCTTCGTTTCCACGTTCGACTAAATTGTATAAATTATCTCTAGCATATTCATAATCGACATTCAAATCACCTGTATCTGCATTAGACTTAACTTCAACTCTAGGTGCAATACCACGTTCCTTACCTGAACTTAAAACTTCAACTTCGGTTACTTCTACGGTTTCTGGGTGTTCAAATTCAGCAATAATATCATCTGCTAAACCTAACTCCTCATCAAGTTTTTCTGCAATGGTTTTCTTTGTCATAATATAATTCCATAATTAAACAGGCCAATTAACTTCGGTCACTGTGTCTGTATCTGTAGAATCGTCTGGGTTATCTGGATGACCAACTTCAACTTTAGTTGTCCAGACGTCATTTACACCAGCAGTTAATGGATCAACTGATTCTTTAACTTGTTCCATAATTGGTGCATTTGTCAAATCAAAATCACCATCATCACCTGCAAGTTTGTAGTTTGCAATGATTTCTTTAATAATTTTACCATCTGTAATAGGTGGATACATATTACCCTTCATTACAAAATCTAATGTCCAATTTACAATACGATGTTCACCGAAATCACCTTCAAATTCATCAGTCATAGTAACACCACTAAGTACAATAGGAACATCACGTTCTACATTAAGTTGTGGTACTTCTTCAATAACAACATTAAAATCTGGTTGAAAATAAGGTAATATTTGTTCAATTATTTGTAAACCATCGTCCATATAATCTACGTAAATATCTAACGTAAAGTTAAAATTATATGGGATAGGAGAAAAGTGTTTGTATGCTTTATCTGAATCTTCATGGTCATAACGATATTCATTCATTTGATTACCGGCACGTGTTAAATCAATTTCAACACCATTCATAATAAATCCCATACGTGGAACTTGACGATTCTTTTTGGTATCTTTAATTAATCTAGCAAGATATTTCTTTTGTGATTCATATGCAATAGGAACTTTAATATCTTTAATTAAAGTACCATCTGATTCTTTTCTTTGGACGTGAATATTATTAAATACTGAAGCAAAAGCAACAATAAGTTTACGAGTAGAACCGTGATAAAAAGTAGTACCAAACATAATATTATCCTATTGTTCCAAATGGGTTCATTTCTTCAAAATTAAGAACGTCGTCATCTTCTAAATCCCAATCAGGGGTATTAAGTTCATTATTTAATGAAGTTTGAATATCTGCTTCAAGACCTTCAATTTCTGTATCTGTAACATCAATACTTTCGTGGTCATATTCCCAAGGTTTAAGATTAACTTGCCAAACGTGTTGTGGACCATCGGGAGTTGGGTAAAAAGAAGAATCGTTACCAACAAACGTTACTTCAAATAATGCTTCTAGGTCACCAAAATATAATAAATCACCTGCAATTGGTGTATCATCATCTGTAGAAACTGTTTCTTCTGCAAACTCTTTCTTTGTGAAAGATACCTTCATTTCATCGGTTACTTGTACTCCAAACTTTGAATAGAAGTCACCAATATCACCATAATCTTGGTATTCATCTACAAGAATATTTAATGTCCATACAGTATCAAAATGTGAAGTTGGATCCTCACCAAAAATAGGATCTAAGTTTTTGTACTTACGTGGTAGGTACTTGGCTTCAAACCCAATAACTTGTACTATTTCTTCCACCATTGATTTAATCATTGGTGATTTTGACATATTGTCGAACATACCCATTATATTAACCTACAAGAAAGTTAGTTGGTATTTCGTAATTCAATGAGAATTCTTCTTCTAATCTTTGAATTTCTTCATTTGCTTCATCAAATAACTGTTGACCATTTACAACAATTCCACCAGGCAATGGCATACCATCAAATTGCTTCATATTAGAACCCCATTGCTTTTTAAGTAATGCAGTCACATATTTTTTAATCCATTCGTCGTTATATACGTCAAGTGCGTATGATGTAGATTCATCTGGTTCAACTGCAACAAATGCCCTAACAATAATTCTACTACCATTGTACCATTTGCTTCCAGCAGTAGTACATTTAGATTCTGTGTCGTATGCTGTCCAAGTTTCAGAAGCACCTGTACAAGCAGTTTCGTCTGTGTAAGAAGTATCTGAACAAACACCTTTAACATTACATGATGGACCTAGAATAGTTCCAGAATGAGAGTATAAACGATTATTTGCTTTATTGTAAGTGAATGTACGGTCTGGGTTGAAGTAATCAGAAATAAGATCTAAATGTTGCATAGTCATTTCAAAATATTGCATATTGACTTTAGTCATATCAAACATCTGATCCATCATAATTCTATAACGAACATCATTCATCGCTTCAGAAGAATATGCACCAGGCTCATAAA